GTGATTACTTTGTTGTTGGCGGTTCAAACAGAACAAGTACTTCTTGGGAAACTCTAAGAAATCATACAACGCTTCCAACATCTCATACACCTTATAGTGGTTCAGATGGTGGCGGTGTTCATTGGATTAGAATAAGAATATTACTTAACTATGCTTCTGGCGGCGCTTTAAGAGAGTTCGGCGGTATTATGCTGAAACGCCGTAATGCAGAATCTAATTTGTTAGTTGATGATTTACAAGTATTAGATGATGTAACTATTGGCGGTGATTTAGATGCAGCAGGATACGGTAGATTTGGCAGCGATGTTCGTGGTACTATATTTTACGATGTAGATAATACTAGTTACTATGTAAATCCCGCAGATACATCAAGAATTTATAATCAGGAAATGACTGCAGCCAATTCTTATCTTAAAGTTGGTGGATCTGGTGCACCTGTAACAACAAGAGATACAAACAGACCTATTATTGAATTAGGTGCTGGGCAAGCTTATCCACATCTTACTCTTCACTCTTCAGGGTCTAATACTACTCATGGCGGTGTAATTAGTTTTAGATCGGCAAACGGCGGTGGCTTTAGGCGTTGGAATATTGGTACTCCTAACTCTGCACCAAACTTCTTTTCAATCGGTGGTTATGATAATAACGATAATCCACATTACGGTGTAGGTGTGGGCTGGACATATCCAGCTAAATGGTATATTGATTTTGCAGGCAACTCATATTCAGCAGTGTCTAAACGCGCTCCTATCTTCTACGATTTAGATAACACTAGTTATTATGGTGATTTTGCCGGTGAGTCCCGACTCAATACGTTAATAACTGCAGGCCGTGTTGTAATTGGTGGTACTTTTGAAAACAACCCGTATGATTCAGTTGCTTCCACAAGATTACATTTTGGTGGTGGTGATAGTAATGCTAATAATGATTACTATATTGGTACAAACAAAGAAAACTATGGTGGTAATTATACCAAGCTTGATTTAAGATGGCATACAGGTATTCGTATGGGTGCTCAGGCAGCCTACGGTGGTACTCGTATATACAATAACGAAGATCTAAGTATTTTATTATTATCGGTAGGTAAAGGCGATAATAATGTTAGAGTTGAGAATAGTAATAACTTATATGTTGAAGGTGGTTCGGCAACAGCTTCAATCTTCTATGATTGGAATAATACTGCTTATTACTTGGATCCAAACTCTAACGGTCGTGTAGAACAGCTAGGTATTGGTTATCGCGCAGGCGGCAAGAGATTAGATGTAACCGGTGATCACGGTACTACAGCAATAAGATTGGCTCTTCCTGCTGCTAATAATGGTGCAGGTACTGGCGAAATTGCGTTACAAATGTGGGTTTCGGAACCAGGTAATACTTGGGACTGGGCCGGGTTCGGTTATAACGTTGATAACAACCTCAACAGTGGTACAGATCAGTATTTCTTCGGCCGACCAAATACTACTCGTGGTCAGGCTTACATGCGATTCTCGATTGATGGCCACACATATTTTTATAATACGAATACAGCCGGAACACGTTCTACTAATATGCGAATGGACTCCTCCGGTTATGTATATGTTAACAACTACTTAGAAGCCGGCAATTCACTTAGAGCTCCTATCTTCTATGACTCAAATAATACAGGATATTATAGTGACCAAGCTGGCAATTCAAGATTCAATGTTATAACGCCAAATAAAGTTGTTATGGCAACTCGTGGAGACTTCATAGAATTCTACGGCGGCGATAGCGGCGGGTTCCATAGTATCTCATCAAGAAATAATGCCGGTACCGCTACTGATGATATCAGAATTAACACATACGGTTCATTGTTTGTTAACTTAGATTCAAATAATAATAACGGTAGCGGCGCTGACTTCCGTATTGGTCGACACGGTTCGGCAACTGGTTCAATTGCTAATCTTGGATTGTTTGATGTTTACGGTGATGCGTTGTATGTTTATACTGCATACAGTTTCCGAGCACCAATCTTCTATGACTCAAATAATACAGGATATTATTTAGATCCAGCATCAACTTCGAATCTTAATGGATTAACTACTGCTGGTGCATTGACTACAAATGCAATCTTTTATGCTGATAATCCACAGAAATATGCTTCAACAAGTTTAAGTGGATTAACCAATGCTCCGATTTCAACAAGAAATAGAGATTATAATGTTGGTACTTCAAATACTTACTTACCGTTAACTCATCAGACTGCATTATATAGTTCAGGTTATAGAACGCATCTTTCAACTGGTTTATATAAGTATGCTTCAGGTTGGGGTAGTGGTCAAACAGGTTGGTATGCTGCATTAGGTGGTAACGATAGTTTCCCAACTCAGGCCTGGACATTAACTTATGATGCTTATATTCAAAATACGCTGAACTACGTTTCAACTTCAGGTTCGTTTAGAGCACCTATATTCTATGATTTGAATAATACTGGCTACTACATGGATATGGCTAGTACTTCTTACTGGAATGCTTCCCAGCAAGGCGGTTATCATACATTCCTAGACTACGGTGTTGGTGTAACTGGTACGTATACGTCTACTCGTTTACAACAAGTATTCGCAATGGGTGCTTCATATCGTCTACCGGCCGATGGTAATTCTACGGCAAATATGTATGGTATTGCGTGGTCTCATCCAAACGCTGGCTCTAAAGGTGGAGCAAACAATCTAAACGATCATGGTTTGTTGATTATCAATAATGGTGGATTTAGAGCTGCCATTTCAAGTAGAGCGGTATTTAGTGCTGACGTTCGTGGTACGTTATTCTACGATTATAATAATACCGGTTATTATGTAGATCCTGCATCAACTTCTCAGTTGTCCGCTGTATATGCAAACAACTGGTTCAGACCTCAAGGTTCAACGGGTTTGCTCTTCGACACTGGGTACGGAATATATTCTGCTGGAGCAGGTGGCAATCCATACGGTAACATGACAACCTACGGTACAGGTGCTGGTGGTTGGTCAGGTATTGGTATCAGTAGAAAATGGACAATGATGAGTTCTGGTACTGGAAACAGTAACAACTTTGGTGTTCATAATAATGATTCAAGCTGGTTATGGTATTGGAATGGGTCATACACAAATACTCGATTAGGTTATCTTGCTAACGAAACCGACATGCGTGCTCCAATCTTCTATGATCTGAATGATACTACTTATTATTATGATCCTAACTCTACCAGTAATGCGGCAGGAAGACAAAGAGGTGGTACATTATACGGACCTAACCCAACTTGGGGCCATTACCTTGCGGTTGGCACTAACGGTCATTGGTCTGGTTCTTATGCTTCGGTTGCGGCTACAAACGGTAACTTGCACATAGATTCTCGTTCAGGTAATAGCTTATACTTACAATGGTATGTAGGTGGAACAACTTACATTAACGGATCAGTACAAGCTAACATCTATTACGATAGAGATAATACTGCTTATTATGGTGACTTTGCTTCTACTTCGTATATGAATGATGTAAGAGCAAATATATTCTACGATCGTGAAAATACTGCTTTTTACTTCGGTTCAGGCGGTGGTGATTCAAGATTTAATACAACAAGAATGACCGAAGCTTATACCGATGGTTGGTTCCGTAACTATAACGGAGGTCAAGGTTTATATAACCAAGCAACAGGCCGTCACTTCTACAGTCCAGGTTCAGCCTATTGGCATATGGATGGCGGTGGCGGTAGTGGCGGTTTAATTTTATACGATCAATATAACGGCTCACAAGGTGCAGGTGCAGGTCGTCGCGGTTACCTCTATTACGATGCAAGTGGTTTTGGATTATTACACAGTGCCGGCGGTTGGGCATTACGTACTGTAAGCGGTTCTTCGGAACAGTATGGTATAACTTATCAAAACGATACACGTTCTTATATCTATTACGATAGAAATAATACTGGATATTACTTTGATGGCGCATCGATTAACTCAACACGATTTGAAGGTGTAAGTAATAGAACTAAGGCAATGATGGGTCTTTCTGGCAAGACAGCAAGCTCAGCAGAATATTACTCAGCAAGACCTCGTATAACTAGTGACCAAAACTATTGGACTGGTTCGATGGGCTGGGGCACAATCGACATGTCGGTCGTAGCCCAATGGGGTCCTGGCTTTATTGATTCTTGGAGTAATCCTGCTAACCAACCATCAGGTACTTCGCATTGGGTAGGTACTCAAGCGTTTCACTATGGCGCTGGCGGTACTAACTACGGTTGGCAGTTGGTTGGTGGTCCAATTGGTAACCTTCGTTTCCGTCAATCGTGGGGTGGCTTTGGCGCATGGCGTACAGTTCCAATGCTCGACGTTAATGATGGTAGCGCTGGTGCAATGTACGCCGGCATTTATTATGATGCAAACAACGCTGGTTACTATTGTGATCCAGCAAGTACGTCGAGAATGAATGCTATAAACGGTAACATATACAATAGTCCGTATCCTGGTAGTAACTCTGGTTTAACAAGATCAAGTTATCCTTATAGTTGGGGTTTCCAAGAAGGCGGGGCATGGGTAAAAGGAACGGTATTCCAGTATCACACCGGACTAACTTTTGCTGCTAACTCATCCTATGGTGGCATGAGATTCATGTCCGATTATAACAATAGTACTGTTAACTTCCAAGTTAACGGCGGCTCAAATTACACATATGCAAATACATGGCTCCAAGTTGGCGGTGGTGGTGTCGGTATCTATGATGATTATAACGGTTCTCACTTCTATCCAAATAACGCAACAAGTTATGGTTCTTGGAATATGCACGGTAACAGAAGTGGTTATTACGGCCTTGCTATTAGCCAAGCTGGTAATTCTCATTGGATGCTTGATGGTGCTGGTAATGGCGGCCATTATTCTCAAAATTATGGCCGTTGGATATACTATCATAGCCTTGGCAATAACTGTATGGGTATTGCTAGTTCCGCCACGAGTTCTGCATATTCCTTATATGTTAGTGGTGCAATATATGCAACAAGTGATATCGTTGCTTACTCTGATAGACGTAAGAAAGAAAATATTGAAACTATCGACGGCGCATTAGATAAGATTTTACAAATGCGTGGTGTTAGTTATAATAGAATCTATGAAGAGCATATTAAAGATTCATGGACAGGCAAGAAAGAAATTGGTCTTATCGCTCAGGAAGTAATTGAGATATTACCAGAAGTAGTAACTCATGCTGAAGATGTTGATGAATACGGTATTAATTACGGTAACGTTGTTGGATTGCTTGTTGAAGGTATTAAAGATCAACACGCAATCGTAGAAGCACAGAAAGAAATAATAAATAATCAGCAGAAAGATATTGACATGCTGAAAGAAATGGTTTATAATATACAACAAATGATGGAGAAGTAAGATGGCACTAATTAAAGATTATGAAATACAGGGAACTGGTGTGGTAGTGCCGAACGCTTACCACGTAATTTCTGATATTAAAGTAAATAAAAGAATGGCCGAGATCGCTTTGCCACCAGATAATGGAACGGCATCAGGCTTAACTAACAATGGTGTAAGAGAACTTGACACAGAGGTACATTGGGCTGCAGGTTATGTTTGTAGAATATGGGTTACTATCTTTAAAGATAAAGCCGCGCGCGATTCTGGCATGGACGCTATTGGATATGCGGGCCTTAACTCTACAGAAGTCCAAGCTAATTTATCAATTGGTACCCCAGGATTAGATCAACGATGTGAATTCATGCTCGATATGGCATCGGCTGACTCAGATCTAGTACAAGGATACAATCATCTAAAATCTTTGGATTTTTACGAAGGCTGTACTGAAGATTAATTAGATTATATAAATAGAATTACAATATAACAAATGTTATTAAATTAGGAGAAAACAAAAATGGCACTTAATACAAAATTTACTTATACTTGGGAAGTAAACAGTCTCAAGAAAAAGAACGAAGTTAATTCTGAAGGTGTAACTTTAGAAGGCGCTATTGTTCAAACACATTGGAAAGTAACAGGCACTGACGCAAATGGAAACTCTGGTACATTTACTGGTGCAACTCCATTTTCTGCTTCAAAAGTTCCAGCTGGATCTTTTACTGCGTTTGCAGATTTGACTGAAGTAACTGTTCTTAGTTGGATTCAGTCAGTAATTGATGCAGATCAAGGCTATGCAGATCATATTGTGTCTAGAATTCAGTATTCAATTGATGAAGAATTAATTCAAGATGCGCCAGTACCTTGGGGCGATGGCACTGATGGTGTAACACCACCTACGCCTGAAGAACTTGAACTCCCTGAATAAGGAATAGGTAATGACTTACTCTTGGCAAATTGTAAAGTTTGATACAAAAGATCTAACCAATGCTGATGGCGTGGTTCTTTCTGATGCGGTTGTAAATGTCAAGTGGCGCAGAGTTGGAACTGAAAATGATAACTCTGCGTTCATAGTTGGTTATACACAGTTATCAGCTGTTTCAGTTGCTGAGAGTGACTTTACCGCGTTTGCTTCACTAACAAAAGAAGCGGTTGTTAATTGGATAGAATCCACAATGTCTGCTGATTTAATTGCGTCTTATGATGCAACAATCGCAGGCAAGATAAGTAATTTAGATATCGTCGAGCGCGCGAGGCCTTGGGGTTAATCTAAAAAATTGATTTACATTATGGAGTTTATATGCATGATTTGCGTCATCACGGGTTGGTGCACTACGCTTTAAAAAGAGGCGGAAGTATACACCCAATTACGTTACCAAAAGAATTAACTGGCGAAACCGGTATTATGAATCCGTCCATCTTTATACACGATGGAAAGATTTTAATGAACGTTCGCCATGTTAACTATACCTTATATCATTCAGAAGGTAAAAAGTTTCCTCACACTTGGGGTCCTCTCCAATACTTACACCCAGAAAATGATGTCACTCTAACTACTCATAATATTATGACAGAGTTAGATGCTGATCTCAATGTTCTTAGTGCAAGCCGTATTAAAATGAATTTAGATACAGGTACACCAACCTGGAATTTTATTGGTCTTGAAGATGGCCGACTATTTAGTTGGGACGGTCGATTATTTCTATGCGGAGTTCGCAGAGATGCCTATGATAATATAGGAACTGGCCGCATGGAAATGGCTGAAATAGAATTCATTGATGGCGAATGGCAAGAAATATCTAGAAATCCTATTCCTGCCCCTAACGATGATGCTACCTTTTGTGAAAAGAATTGGATGCCTATTATTGATAAACCGTGGCATTTTGTTAAATGGTGCAATCCTGTAGAAGTTGTTAAGTACGACCCTGATACAAGAACAACGACGACAATAGTGCATGATGCTGAAAAGACATATAAACTACCACGCGATTTACGAGGCGGTACACAAGTATATCCGATCGGCGAAAACCGAAGAATGACAATTACGCATGAGGTTGATTTATCAAGAGATGCCTTCTCGCGCAAAGATGGTCATTATAATCATAGAATTGTTGTATGGGATGATGAGTGGAACATGGTTCATAATACACAAGACTTTCACTTTTTAGGTACACAGATTGATCCTACTACTGGTAACGAATATAATATTGAGTTTGCTACGGGTATGGCGTTCTTAAATGGTAATGTTTTAATTGCTTTTGGGTATCAAGATAATGGAACATTTATTTTGAAGATGCCAGAGCAATTATTTTTTGATTTTGTGGCGAGGGGTTAATTATGTTACAGGAATTATTAGAAACTCATATCATGGATCCGAAGAATCCGTTTAAATGCTATGACTTGGCAAAAGAATACGATCGCTTGGAACAGGGCGCAATGGGTGTTTCATTATACTTAAAGGCGGCTGACCTAAGTGATAACACAGATTTACAATATAACTGTATGATTGGAATTGCTTTGTGTTATGATAGACAGCGAGATCGTGGCTTTACAGTTGAAGGTGCATTACTTGACGCAATTGCATTAAATCCAGCGCGGCCTGAAGCTTACTATCATTTATGTAAATATTATGAATCTAAATCAAATTGGAAACATTGTTTAGCATATGCAAAAACTGGATTATTAATAGCACCACACGAAACTACAAATGAAGAACTCAATTATCCTGGATCCGATTGGCTATTATTTTATCGTGCACTATCTACGTGGTACATTACAGGGCAACAAATTGGTAAACATCTGTTCTTTGATTTAAAATATAAGTATAAGCTAGAACCTAATCTAAAAGAAAGAGTAAACCGTATTACTGAACGCATTTGGTATCCAGATACTATACCTTATACTGTTAATGAAATGGCTAGGTATAAGTTTCCTTTTTCTAATATAGAATCTATTAAGGAAAATAATTCTAAACATTTTCAAGATATGTTTGTACTTTCATGCTTTGATGGCAAAACTAAAGGATCATATTTAGAAATTGGTTCAGGAGATCCGTTAATTCATAACAACACAGCTTTGTTAGAAAGTTTTGGCTGGAAAGGTATTTCTATTGACAATAACCCAGCGTTGTGTTATAAATTTAAAGAGAAAAGATCTAATACTGTTATTTGCGTTGATGCAACTGATATTAGTTATTCTGATCTTTTAAATATACATTCTATGGATCACATAATTGATTATCTGCAAATTGATTGCGATGAAGCTTCAACGACAATATTAAAGAATATACCATTTGAAACAGTAAAGTTTGGAGTAATTACGTTTGAACATGATTCTTATAGATTAGGAACTGCACAGCGTGATGAAGTAAGAAAATACTTAGAAGGCTATGGTTATATTCTTACAGTACCAAACGTGGCGTTTAATGAATCTTGCGCATACGAAGATTGGTACATACATCCTGATGTTGTTTGTAAAGATGTTATCATTAATATGAAATCCAAAAAAGATATTAACTTTATATGGGATTATGCAATGGGACCAATAGTATCATGATAACAGTAGTCGCAACTGGTGGTTTTGATCCTATTCACACAGGTCATATTGAGTATTTAAAAGCAGCAAAAATAATTGATTGCGCTAATTCTCCTCGATTGGTTGTTGGCGTTAATTCAGATGAATGGCTAATTCGTAAAAAAGGCAAACACTTTATGCCTTGGAAAGAAAGAGCTGCAATTATAAAAGAATTGCGATGTGTTGATAATGTAATAGCATTTGATGATTCGGATGGAAGCGCAATAGATTGCTTAGAACAGGTTAAACTACTATATCCGTTAGATACTATTGTATTCGTTAATGGTGGTGATAGAACGTCAGACAACATCCCTGAGATGGCTGTTGAGGACGTGCTCTTTACTTTCGGTGTAGGTGGAGAAGATAAAAAGAATAGCTCAAGCTGGATATTAAAAGAATGGTCTCAACCTACAACTCGCCGAGATTGGGGTACTTATACCGTTTTGGCTCAAAATGGTAAATGGGCGGTTAAAGAATTAAGCTTTGATGTTGGTCAAGCATTAAGTAACCAAAGACACTTTCATAGATCTGAACATTGGCATGTTGTAAAAGGTTCTATATTAATGGAACTTGATCACGGTAATCGTTTAACAGAATCTCGTATCTATTGTGAAGGACAAAGCATTGATATTCCAGTAGGATGCTGGCATAAAGCAACAAACGTCGGAGATGAACCTGCAAAGGTAATTGAAGTATGGCTTGGAGATAAGTTAACAGAATCAGATATCGAACGCCGTGATTAATGTATAAATAAAACTAATAATTAATGCTAATAGTCGGAGGACGAAGATGGCAATTAAAATAGACGGGACAACCGTCATAAACAATGGTGTATACACAGGCGGCGCCTTACAAAATATTCTAGACATCACTGGTGTGTACGATCATTTTCGCCCTTCACCAAGTGCCAATGCCGGCGTGATTGATATGAACTATCCGTTTTACTATGACGTTCTTACAACAAACACAACATACACTGTTACTAATGTCGTTCCCGGAAGGACAACAATACTTGATTTGGATACGTCCGCTACACCATGGACTCCTTCTTGGCCGACAAGTGTATTTAATTTTGCGCCAACTGAACCAACTTGGTCGGATCATCGATATTGGCTTGTTAATATGGCCGCGTATGGTGGCACAGACGTAAGAGTAACGGCAATAGGTTATGATGCATAATAGGAGAACGAATAATGGCTATTAAAGTAGGCGGTACTACTGTAATCAATAACACCAGACAAATAGAAAATATTACTGGTGCTACAGGCGTATATACTGGACTTCACCAGAACTTAACTTCTATCAGCACGGTAATTGATTTTACAATTCCTATGATGATAGCAATTATGTCTTCTAATACTACATTTACAGAATCAAATAAAAATGGTGGGCACACAGCATTCTTATTCTTAGATACTGGCACTGCACCGTATATCCCAACTTTTAGTGCTAACATAATATGGCCAGACAGTACTGAACCAACATGGACAAGCGCTAGATATTGGCAAATTGGTTTGGTATGTTGGTCCTCTACTGAAGTAAGAGCTACCGCAGTTGCTTATCAACCATCAGTAGCTGTATCTGAAACAGTGGCTTTGAGCGGCAGCAGTGGTAGTTATAATACTGCCCTCTCCATAACACCTAATGGCGCGGATGCTGTGGCGGGGTGGAAATTTAAAACAGATGGTACATTATTCAGAACTAATATAACTGGCACATATAATGCTCAGTTTGGTGCTGGAACTGAATGGTGCAATGATACTCCTTCGCAAACTTACTATATTAATGGCACAGTTCAATCTGGAGCCTTAGGCTCTGGCAGCTCTGTTGCTAATGCTTGGTTGGCCCTAAATGTTGAAAGAACATTTCAAGTCGTTGATACCACTGCCGGAGGATCAATACCTAGTTGTAATATGTTATTTAGAATAGCTAGTGATTCTGGTGGAGTTAACATTCTTGCAACTGGATATTATGCCATGATTGCTAACCAAGAAGCACAATAGAGGATAATACAAATGGCAATTAAGGTAGGAAACGCTGAAGTAATAACAAATGCAAGAGCATTAACTAATATTGCAGACGCTGACGGTATATCTGGCAGTTTTCATGCTACACTCCAGACTATTACAACGGTTATTGATTTTACTAAGCCAATGACGAAGTTAGTTATGTCTTCTAATGTTACATTTACTGAAGCTAACGCAACTGATGCGTTTAAAGGTTCAACTTCTATGTTACTTTTAGATACTTCTGCTACTGGATATACGCCAACTTTTAGTGCAAATGTTAAGTGGCCGGCTAGTACTACTCCTACATGGAGCGGCAGTCGATATTGGATGATAGCTTTTCAACTTTGTAATCTCGGCGTTATAAGAGCTAATGCTCAAGGATATGGTACTGCTGCTGCGGCGAGCCCAGACGTTGTAATGAATAACACCCCTTGGGCTGGTTTTGTCTACGCTTCCAGCCTGGGCGGCGCGGCACAGTGTAACTTCAGAATAGCAAGCACCGGTATTGCGTCAATGAGTAATGTTGGATCTAACGGTGGTGGTGGGGCGACACTCATGAGTTCTGAAACTTGGTTAATAACTGGTGCCGCAAGCGATTACGATGTACGATGGAGTTTTACAGGTTCTACTGGCGATGTAATCGCTAATCCAGGTAATGGTGTTTGGCTTAATCTTGGAACATCCAGAACTTGGAGTATTCGTGATTCGGATTACAATCCCGGTGTTAAGAATATTATAGGCAATTTACAAATTAGGAATGCGTCCACACTTGTAGTTTTAGCAACAGGTACATTATCGATGTCTGTTGACTTCGAACCGTAAGGAAATAAAAATGGCTTTACCAACAGTAACACAATTAATAGGCGGGAATATGGGGCAAGCAGCTGCTGCGCCATCTGGGCCATATCCAACCCTTAGGGGTGGCTATATCTTCGGGGATGCTGATGGAGCTCCTAACACAACCGCCACAGCAGAATTAAGATTTACTAATACTGGCAATGAAGTTCATTACCGGACTACGTTTGCTGGCTCGCAACTCCTAACTTATGATTGGTTATCTAATCTTACGGGTATTGATAACACCGACTGGGAGATAAAGTGTGATGTAGTTTCTGGGTTTGTTGCTGGTGATTCGCAAGGAATTTGGCTAGATCTAAGTACCAGCAGAGAGTGGAGAAAACAAATAGCTTCCAGTGGCGGGAGGGTGTCTGCTACGTTCAATATTTCTATCAGACAAAAATCTGATAATTCAAATATTGACGTTGATGCGTATACGCTCGAAGCGAGCGGCATTGCTTAGAATTTTTAACTAAAGTATAAATAATAAAATACGTTTACAGAGAATAGATATGGCACAGCCAACAAGCAGACAAACTTTTAAAGACTGGGTAATGAGAAAGCTCGGGGCGCCTGTCATTGACATTAATGTTTCTGATGAACAAATAGACGATCGTATTGATGAAGCCGTGGATTTCTGGAGAGACTATCATTATAACGGTAGTCAATTAGTTTATTTAAAACACCAAATTACCGAAGAAGATAAAACTAACGGATACGTAACATTGCCGCCACAATTACTTGGCATATCTGGTATATTTAATATGCAGTCAAGTATATCAACCGGTTCAGGAATCTTTAATGTTCAGTATCAATTCGTATTAAATAATCTTGAAGATATTACGGGTTATAATACTACAAACTATTTTATGGCAATGTCTCACATGGAGTTTTTGCAAGAAATGCTTGTTGGCAAACCCATGGTAAGATATAACAAACATGTAAATAGATTATACCTTGATATTGATAAAGGATCATTGGGAGTAGGCGAATATATTATCATTGAAGCTTACGATGTAATAGATCCATCAACTTACTCTGATGTATGGTCAGATCGTTGGTTACAGAATTATACTGCGGCATTGATTAAAGAGCAGTGGGGTTCAAATTTAACTAAGTTTACTGGAATGTCATTAGTTGGCGGAGTTCAATTTAATGGAGAGCAAATACTTGCTGACGGTAAGGAAGAAAGAAAGTTAATGGAAGAAGATGCCATTAATAATTTACAGCCTCTTTCTTATAACTATATTGGGTAACACATGGCCACTAATGTATTCTTTAACAATTATTCAAGAACGTCCGAGCAAGAATTAATTGACGATTTAGTAATTGAATCAATTAAGATATACGGCGTAGATGTAATTTATATTACCAAGTCAATTAAAGGTCGAGATAGTATTTTTAATGAAGATGACTATCCAGAGTATAATGAAACATTTGAATTTGAATCTTATGTTAAAAACATGGACGGATTTGACGGTGATGGAGATTTTCTTTCTAAATTTGGTTTAGAGATAAGAGATCAATTAACACTAACTGTTGCCAATAGAACTTTTGAAAGATATGTTACTCGTGAAGTAACTAGTATTATTCGCCCAAGAGAAGGCGATTTAATTTACTTCCCGATAAACGAAAAGATATTTGAAATAACATATGTTGAACATGAAAGTGTATTTTATCAAATGGGAAAGACCCAAGTATTTGATATGACATGCGAGCTATTAGAATACAGTAATCAAAGATTCAATACTGGTCGTACTGAAATTGATAACTACTTTGAAGCCTACAACACAGACATATATGTTTCAAATACAGCAACACTAAATGCTCTATCTATTGCTGATGATAATGCCCAAAACCTTGACTTCGAATTAACGGCCGACGGTATTCTTGACTTTTCAGAAGTAGATCCATTCAGCGAAAATATACAGATAAGTGACACTTAATGGCTATTGCAAATTATTTTTATAATCAATCTATTCGCAAGTATGTGGCTTTGTTTGGCACGTACTTTAATCAGCTGGAAGTAAGAAGAACTTCAACCGATGGCACATTAAATCAAAGGCAGATTGTTCCTATAGCTTATGCGCCTTATCAAAAAGTATTAGCAAGGCTTGAACAAGATCCTGGACTACAGGCCGGTGCAGCTCAAGATGCGACTGGAAATACAATAGGCGGTAGACCTTATGCAATTGCATTACCACGTATGTCCTTTGAACTAAATACTTTTGAATATGATGCAGAAAGAAAGGTTTCGCCAACAAGAAGAATAAGAAAGACTACTGCTGATGAACAGGGCGGTAATAGAAGATTTGTATATTCTGGGACTCCATATAATATGGGATTCTCATTGTATATCATGGCAAAATATAATGAAGACGCTGTTAAAATATTAGAACAAATATTGCCATTCTTTAATCCAGATTTTACAAGTACAGTGCGAATGATTCCAGAATTGGAACCGCTTGATATACCATTAATATTAAATTCAGTAAACTCAGAAGATATATACGACGGAGACTTTGAAACAAGAAGATCCATATTGTATACATTAGATTTTACAATGAAAGGGTGGTTCTTTGGGCCAGAGAAAGATAAAAAAGTTATCAAATTCATGGATATGCGTTATGCAACTGATACACCAACTGATACTGAGTTTGAAGAATACCAAACAATACAGCCTGGTATGACAGCAAACGGTACTCCAACATCAGATGCGTCTATATCAATTGACTATAGCTTAATTGATTTTGATGATAACTGGGACTTTGCAGAAACTATAAGTGATACGGAACCAAGTTAAACATCAAATATATTATGAAGGAAATACATTATGAAAATAGGTTTTACTTGTAGCACTTTTGATTTGCTACACGCAGGCCATGTTCAAATGTTAAGAGAAGCAAAAGAACAGTGCGATTATTTAATTGTTGGGCTGCAAATGGATCCTTCGCATGATAGAGCTAGTAAAAATCCTCCTATACAAACAATAGTTGAGAGGTATAGTCAATTAAAGGCAGTACGCTATGTTGACGAAATTATTCCTTATTCAACAGAACAAGACCTCGAAGATATTCTTGAATTATATACAATTCATGTTAGAATCTTGGGCAACGAATATAGAGATAAAGATTTTACAGGAAAAGATATTTGCCGCAGGCGAGATATTGATTTATTCTTTAATAATAGAGATCACAGATTTAGTAGTTCCGCGCTGAGGAAGTCTTGCGCGATAAATAATACTATATGAATTGGAGTGAAACATAATGAGTGACAAAAGCATTGCGCAAGCACTAAATATGCGATCACTTGATGAAACTATTATTGAGTGTGAAGAAGAAGCTGTACCTCAAGTTATTGAGATGGTAGATGACATCAAGAATCTTCCTCAAGAGTCTGTATATCAACCGTTAGCCCCTATGGATAAATTAGCTGATGAAAATTTAAAAGATATTGAATTAGCAAAAGCCAATATTGAAAGTATCATTACGCTTGGCGATGACGCGGTCAGGGAAATGACAGCTATCGCAAAACAATCTGAATCCCCTCGCGCATTTGAAGTTGTATCAACATTAATGAAAACATTACTTGACGCAAACAAAGATTATGTTGAAATGTCAACAAAGCGAAGATACGCTAAGGAAGAAGGTACTTCAAATCAAAGTCAAGTAACTAATAATAATTTGATCGTATCCACCTCTGATTTACTTAAAATGATTAAGGGTGAAACAAAAGATGGATAAAGGTTACTTAGGTAACTCGTTTCTCAAAAAGATAGGCGAGCAAATTGAATTTACGCCTGAAATGCTCCAAGAATATATGAAGTGCGCCGAAGATCCTATTTACTTTGCTGAAAACTATATTAAAATTGTACATGTTGATCATGGATTAATACCTATGAATATGTACGGATACCAAAAAGATATCGTCCAAAAGATTACAAAAGAAAGGCGTGTTTCTGTACTAACATCTAGGCAGGCAGGCAAGACTACAACTGCAGTGGCTGTTATATTGCACTACATCCTCTTTAATGAATTTAAAACTGTTGCTGTATTGGCAAACAAGGGTGATGCCGCGCGGGAGGTGCTGGGTCGTATTCAATTGGCGTATGAAGCTTTACCTAAATGGATGCAGCAAGGAATTGAAGAATGGAATAAAGGTAATATTACTTTAGAAAATGGTTGTAAGATATATGCGGGTACAACAACTTCATCTGCAATTCGTGGTAAATCTATTTCCTTTCTATACCTTGACGAAGTTGCGTTTATTGAAGGGTTTGATGAATTCTTTGCTTCGGTATATCCAACAATATCATCAGGTAAAACAACAAAGTTATTAATGACTTCTACTCCGAATGGTCTAAATCATTTTTGGAAAACGTGTAAAGGCGCCAAAGAAGGCACTAATGGTTATGAATATGTTGAAGTTATGTGGTATGATGTACCTGGGCGAGATGAACAATGGAAAGAAGAAACTCTTGAAGCTTTAGATTTTGATATGGAAAAGTTCAACCAAGAGTACTGTTGCCAATTTCTAGGAAGCTCAGGTACTCTTATTAGTGGTGCCAAACTAAAAGAACTTGCTCCATCAAGACCAATCGCTGAAAGCGAACATATTGTACAATACGAGACTGTATTAAAAGACCACTCGTATGTTATGATAGTTGACGTATCGAGAGGTAAAGGTCTTGATTATTCGGCATTTAATGTGATAGACACATCATCGATGCCATATAAACAAGTATGTGTATTTCGCGATAACACCGTTAGTCCAGTTGACTTTGCATCTGTTATATATAGAATAGGGCTGATGTATAATGAGGCAGCAGTATTAGTTGAAATTAATGACATCGGCGAACAAGTTTCCGATATACTCTTAATGGACTACGGCTACGAAAATCTTCTCTTTACTGAAAACGCAGGCAGAGCCGGCAAGCAGGTATCGAATTTTGGCGGGAAGAGGTCAGATCATGGAATAAGAACAACGCGTAGTGTAAAATCAAAAGGTTGTTCAATATTGAAATTATTAATTGAGCAAAATCAGTTAATAATACAAGATTACACTACAATACAGGAGTTATCACGATTTAGTAAAAAAGGTAACAGTTATGAAGCAGAGTCAGGATCTAACGATGATCTTGTAATGACTTTAGTATTGTTTGCTTGGTTATCAGACCAACGATTCTTTAGGGAATTAACAGACATAAATACTTTAGCTCAGTTAAAAGAAAAAACAGAACAACAGCTTGATGACGAATTACTTCCTTTTGGATTTATTGATAATGGAGACCCAATTGCTGATGAAGCAGGTTGGATTGAATTTCCAGAACACGATCGTATGTTTTAAGAAATGTACGATATACTTTTTTTATAAATAAAACTGTGATTAACTATAATTAAAAAAGAATATTTTTTTAGATAATAATATTAAAGGAGAATAATATGGCTTTTTCCGTAAGTCCTTCCGTAATTGTTCGAGAGGTGGACGCATCAGCATCGGTTCCTGCCATCGCAACGCCGCCTGCTGCAATAGCTGGGGTTTTTAGATGGGGTCCTGTAGGTGAGGCAGTTTTGCTTTCTTCAGAAAATGACTTAGTTACTCGTTATGGTACGCCAAATGACGATAATTACGAAACATTTTTTGTGGCGGCTGACTATCTTTCATACTCAAATGCTTTATACGTAGCTCGTATTGACAACGGCGCAGTTACTGCATCAGCGTCGGATAAAAGCAATGCAAATAATGCACTGTGGACGCATGGCGCTTTTGATGGTTTATATCCAGGTGATCTTGGTAATTCCTTAGAAGTTGCTTATGTTAATGGTGATAAGTATCAATCAATCGTGGTTGAAGTAGGAGACATTCCAACAAATAAAATTACTGGTAACACAGACATTACTCATACAATTGCGTTTAATAGTAATGTAATTACTTTTGAAGTGGCTAAAGCAGACAGAATTACAATAGCTGACATTGCAACAGATGATGTGTTTGTAATTGGTAATGATTCAGTTGGCTTCCAAACAATCCCAGTTTCTTCAATACAAGAACAAGCAAGAAATGCTGCGGGTACCGTCGAAACTGATGATGCCTTAATTGCAGCATACGGTTATGAGGTTGTGCTGGGTGGTAGATATACTTTATCAGAAACTAGCTTAAACAAACTAAAAATTGATAGAAAGTGGGCTTGGGCAAGTTTGTTTAGCAAAGCGCCATCGTCAAACACTCAATATCATATTGCCGTTATTGACCAAGACGGTTCAATCAGTGGTACGGCAGATTCAATTTTAGAACTGTATACTGATGTATCTACATCGCCTACTGCTAAATTATCAAGCGGTAAGACTAATTATTATAAAGATGTAATTACTCAAGATTCTGCGTGGGTTAAAGTTGCAAATACTGTTTACTTTGAAGCCGCAGATGCTGCATATGAATCATTAGCAAATGGAACCGCCGGTAGAACTGAAACAGCAGCAACTCTAGGCGATCTTGCCGCGGGTTACGACTTGTTTAAATCGTCTAACGAAATTGATATATCGTTTGTATTACAAGGTAAAGGCGATGATGCTGCTAACCTTGCCACTTACATTATTTCAAATATTGCAGAATATAGAAAGGATTGTATTGCGTTCATATCACCAGCAAAATCTGATGTGGTTGACGAAAGCAAAACAGAAACTAAACTATCAAATGTAATTGCATATCGTAATGCATTACCTTCGTCTTCATACTCAGTAATTGATTCTGGTTACAAGTATAGATACGACAGATATAACGATGTTTATAGATATACTCCACTTAACGGCGATATTGCTGGTCTTGCTTCAAGAGTTGAACCTTTTGAATCACCCGCCGGTTTCCGTAAGGGCGTAATTAAGAATGTTGTTAAACTTGCATTCAATCCTAATAAATCTCAAAGAGATCAATTGTATAGTAATGAAGTTAATCCAGTAATGAGTCAAGTAGGACAAGGAATTGTTCTGTTTGGTGATAAGACTGGTTTAGGTCAGAACAGTGCATTCGATAGAATTAATGTTCGTAGATTGTTCATTGCTGTAGAAAAAGCAATTGCTAATGCCGCACAATCATTCTTATTTGAATTAAACGATGAATTTACTCAAGCTCAGTTTAAAGGAATTGTTGAACCATTCCTTAGAGATATCCAAGGTAGACGCGGAATTGTTGATTTTAGAGTCGTGTCAGATGCTACGGTAAATACGCCTGCGATTGTTGAGCAAAGCAAGTTCAGAGCTAATATCTTTATTAAGCCTGCGCGTTCAATTAATGTTATTGAACTTACCTTTGTTGCGACTCGAAGTGGTATTGAGTTTGAAGAAATTGTTGGCTCGCTAACATAATAAATATTTTAAATAAGGAGAATAAGAATGGCATTTAATATAAATGAGTTTAAATCACAGCTTACGGGCGGTGGTGCTCGTTCCAATCTATTCCAAGTGCAAATTCTGAACCCAGTTGATCCTTCGGCCGATTTTAAATCTCCGTTTATGATTAAGACTGCTGGATTGCCTGAAAGTACAGTAGGGCAATTTACAGTTCCATATTTTGGTAGACAGGTTAAGTACGCTGGTGATAGAACATTTGCAGATTGGATAGTAACAATCATTAACGATGAAGATTTCTTAGTACGTAATTCGTTAGAGGCATGGATGAATGCAATTAACTCGCATGATTCTAATACTCGCGCTTTACCACAGGATTATAAATCTAATGCGTTGATTACTCAATACAGTAAAGATGGTAATGCATTACGTTCGTATGTGTTTGAGGGGTTGTTCCCAGTAACAGTGGACGCAATTGCCATGGATTGGTCGACAAACGATAGTATACAGGAATTCGGAGTTACCTTTGCTTACGACCTATGGAAAGTTGAAGGTAACACTGGAAATCCTACTACATAATAATTAATAGGTGATATCTTGAAAATTTTTGGATTTGATGTAAAGAGGACAGAAGAGGAAACCAATTTGCCGGTTTCCTTTGCTGAGCCTTCTAACGATGATGGAGCAATTACCGTTGGTAACGCGCTCGGTGGATTTTATAATACAATTTTAGATATGGAAGGTTCTGCTAAAACAGAGTCTGAGCTTATTACAAAATATCGCGCAATGGCAATGCAGCCTGAAATTAACCAAGCTGTTGACGATATAGTTAACGAAGCAATTAGTGTCGATACTAATGATAGAGTTGTAGAAGTCTCATTGGGAGAAACTGATCTATCTGATAAAGTAAAGAAATCAATTGTTAAGGAATTTGATAACATACTTGCATTATTAGACTTTACTAATAACGCATATGATATGTTTCAAAAGTTCTATGTAGATGGAAGGCTAAATTACCATATTGTAATTGATCCACAAGATATTAAGAAAGGTGTTATTGAATTAAGATATGTTGATCCACGCAAATTAAAGTTAATTCGTGAAGTTGACAAAAAGAGTAAAGATCCTCATTCAGGCGTTCCGATAAAGAAAGTTAAGAATGAGTATTATATGTATTCAGAGTCTGGGTTTCAGAATGCAACTTCAGGTGGTGGTAGCAGTACTACAGGAATTAAAATATCGAAGGATTCTATTGCTAGAGTTACTTCTGGCTTGATGAATGAGAGTAACAGTTTAGTTCTTTCTCATTTGCATCCTGCAATTAAGGCACTAAATCAGCTGCGAATGTTAGAGGATGCAGTAGTAATTTATACTTTAACTAGAGCCCCTGAAAGAAGAATTTTTTATATTGATGTTGGCAATTTGCCAAAGAATAAGGCGGAGCAATATTTACGTGATATGATGGCCCGTCATAAGAACAAGCTACAATATAATGCTAGCAGTGGTGAAATAAGTGATTCTCGCAAAATGATGACAATGACAGAAGACTTTTGGTTTCCACGTAGAGGCGGCGAAAGATCAACAGAGGTAGATACTCTTGCAGGCGGTAGTGCACCTGGCTTGAGTAATAACGAAAATTTAGAGTATTTTCAACGTAAATTATTTAAATCGTTGAAGGTACCATTATCTCGTTTAGAACCAGAAGCAATGTCAAGCTTTGGTAGAACATCCGAGATGACGCGTGATGAATTAAAGTTTGGTAAATTTATTAGAAGGATTCGATCTCGCTTTTCATGGCTGTTTAATTCAATACTAGAAAAGCAGTTAATTCTAAAAGGTATTTTAACACCTGAAGAATTTAACGAGATTAGAAACGATCTTAGATACGATTTTGTTAAAGACAACTATTTTGAAGAGTTGAAAGAATCTGAAATTTTGAGAGAACGATTAAATACTCTCAGAGATATAGGCGATTATACTGGAAGGTATTTCTCGCATCAGTGGATTACAAGAAATGTACTTCAAATGTCTGATGAAGATATGTCTAAGATGGAAGAAGAAATTGAACAAGAACGGATCCTGGGTGGCCATTCTGATGAAAACAATCCATTTTAATATAAATAAGTAAATAAATTAAATATTAGGGACTAACCATGAAAAATTTTAAAGACCTTGTTTCCGAAGTGGCTCAGCCTAAGGCACCCGAAGAGAAGCGCTTTAAGGATCAACATGCTATTGAAGTAATTGGGCATCCAGTTGCGTTGGATCATCAATTCACCGGTGATATAGATGGCATTGAATCTGGTAAGCGTATAGCAGACAAAGTTGACGATGAAGCAGATTACGATCAAGCTTATAAGAAGCCTAAGAAAGTGCAAACATTGCCTCGTGAATCTACGCTATCGTATAAAAAATCGATTACAGAAATCCTTGGTGTATATAAAAAGGATGTTAAGAAAGACGGTGAAGAACAAGAAGAGGCCGTTGAAGCTAGCTGTGGTTGTGGTCCTGATTGCGATCATTGTGGTGGTAGCCATTCTATTAACGAAATTGGAAAAGATTGCGAATGCTGCGGCAATAAGATTGAAGGCGTTGCGTCGGAAGGTAGTTGTGGTAGTACTCTGAAAGCTGAAAAGCAACCAGTAAAGAAAGCCGAAATAAAGAAAGAGTCTGATACAGAAGCTTCTGCTACTTTAGAAAAGCAACCAAAGCCTAAACCTTCACAAGTTACTATTAAAGATTCAAATGGTAAAACCATATCGTTAACATTTAAAGAGATGTTAGAAAAAGTTTCTACGGAAGATGAATTACTTGAAAGTCCTCAGCAAGAAATTCCTATGATGATGAAACAGCTACACTTCATATGTTATGCTTCTGAAGAGATAAGTGATTACCTTAAAATGGAAGGTCAAGATCCAGAAGAATGGTGGCAGAACAAATTAGCAGAAGTATTCTCGAATGTTAAATCGCTATATGCTTATGCAAAAGGCGATCAAATGATGAATTTAAAGCCAATATCCGCTGCAAGAATGTTTAAAGCAAGTAAGGTTTACGAAGAAATCCAGGCAGGATCATTTGAATTATCAAACAGTGAAACTGTAGAAATTTCAGAAGAAGATGCTTCAATATTAAATATTGTTTTTGAAAATTTAAATGAAACCAATTCAAGCGAAATGTATAGCGTATTAGTTGCAGACAAAGCTGGTTATAATGAAATACTTTCTTTCGCTAAGGAGAACGTGTAATGCCCAGTATACTTAAATTACAGGGTAGTGAAGCTGGAGTAACTACTGCTAGTAATGTTGGATCAGCAACCGTCGTTAGAATATTTAATGGAACGACAGCGGGAATTCTTGTAACACAAAAGAACTTTGGTGGAGATACTTTGGCAACAGTAACAGTTGGTCCAGGTGTAACATTTATCAAGAAAGCGCCAACAGATACTCTTACTGCTGCGGCTTCTGTATTAATGGTATCAGTCGCACATTATACTTAAGCGATAACTGTATAAATAGATTTACGGAGAACGGAATATGAGATTAATAACAGAACAGCATGAAGAGCTAGAAGTAATTACCGAAGCAGCAGATGGCGGTAAGAAGAATTACTTTATTGAAGGTATCTTTATGCAAGGCGATTTAAAAAATCGCAACGGAAGAATTTATCCTAGTGCTACTTTAGAAAACGAAATGAATCGCTATAACAAAGAATTCATTCAAACTAAACGTGCTCTTGGAGAACTGGGTCATCCAGATGGTCCTCAAATTAACGGCGATCGCGTATCACATTTGATTACTGAAATGAGACGTGACGGAAATGATTTTTATGGAAGAGCTAAAATTCTTTCAACCCCTATGGGAGAAATTGTTAAAAGCCTATTAGATGAAGGTGTCAAGATCGGTGTTTCTACTCGCGGTCTTGGTTCAGTCAAGACAGGTAAAGGCGGTGTAATGGAAGTGCAAAATGATTTCCACCTCTCTACTGTTGATATTGTTACTGATCCTTCTGCACCAAACGCGTTTGTAAATGGTATCATGGAGAACGTAGAATATTATTACGATATAGCTTCAGGTAACTGGAAAGCCACGCAAATGGTTGAGGAAATTGCCGCAGTTGCTGAGAAAAAGTATAATCGTATAACTAAAACTATTGACGAAGTAACGGCAGCTAAAATGTTTGAATCATTCATCCGTTCTTTGAAAAATTAATTTTTTATAAATAAAACAGTTAATATAAACAATATTTGTATACTACAAATTAAAAGGAGAAAAAATTATGGCAGACAAAGATTTCACTGCTGACGATGGCGTTTCAATGGTACCTGCGCCGATTACACCTGAGGGTGGCGAAGGTAAAAAAGACAAGCTGAAGAAGACTACTACTGACGAGCCAAAAGGTGAAGTAGATGCCACTAAAGTAACACCAGGCCAAGGTGATGCTGGAAAGCCAGTACCTACTGCAGAAGAAGTAGAGACTGTTGAAGAAGTAGTTGTCGAGTCTTCTATTGAGTCAATCATCGAAGGTGAAGATTTATCGGAAGATTTCAAATCCAAAATTGCTTTGGTATTTGAAGCCGCACTAACCGAAGAAGTAAGTAAAAGAGAAGAGACAATTCGTGAAGAATTGACTAAGTCACTTGATGCAACCTTGGAAGAAGCAGTAACTGAGAAGTTAGATACTATTTCTGAAAATGTTGATAAGTATCTTGACTACGTTGTTACTGAATGGATGTCTGAAAATGAAATTGCAATTGAAGCCGGTATTAAGGTTGAGATGGCAGAATCATTGATGTCTGGTCTCAAGAACTTATTTGTAGAACATAACGTTGCTGTTTCTGAAGAAACTGTTGATGTTGTTAGTTCACTCGAAGGACAAGTAACTGAATTGGAAGAAAAAGCCAATAGTCTCGTATCTGAGAATATTGACTTGCAAAAAGAAATTGCATCTTTCAAAGCAGCAAAAGTATTTGACAAACTATCAGAAGGACTATCTGAAAATCAGGTAGAACGTTTGAAAGTATTGTCTGAAAAACTTGATATTGAAGACGTAAGTGAGTATTCACAAAATCTTCAAGTAATTAAGGAGTCATTCTTTAGCGACAAACCTATTGTTGAAAAACATGATGTTCAAGAAGAAAATGACGAAATTATTCTAGAAGAACAGGAAGTGGCTAAACCAACTTCTGATTACACTTCTATTAATGCTCTTGTAGAGGCGTTCGACACAAGAAAGAAGAATAATTAATTTCTGGTTTTATAATTCATATTAAATTAATATTCATTTATCAAAGGAGATAGACAATGAATAACTATCAAAAACTTGTGGAAAAATGGGGCCCTATCCTAGAGCATGCATCTTTTTCACCAATTACCGATTCTCATAAGAAAGCTGTTACAGCAACCATTCTTGAGAACACTGAACGTGCACTCATGGAAACAGGTGATCTGTCTGCAAACATGACTTCACTGTTATCCGAGTCGCCATCTAACGATGCTGGCACTGGTGGTTTCGGTGGCTTATCTGCCGCTGGTGGTCCTACTGCTGGTTACGACCCAATTCTTATCAGTTTGGTAAGACGCGCCGTTCCTAACATGATTGCTTATGACATCTGTGGCGTACAGCCAATGACTGGACCTACTGGTCTGATCTTTGCTATGCGTGCTCGTTACGGCACCCAAGGTGGAGCCGAAGCATTCTACGGCGAATCTGATACTGGTTTTTCTGGTGCAGGCACTCATGCTAACACATTGCCAAATGCTAATACTGCGTTGATTACAACTGGTACTGGTCTTGACACTGGCGTTGCAGAAGCTCGCGGCGAAAGCGGCGGAACTGCTTATAGCGAAATGGCCTTCTCAATTGAGAAAGTTACTGTTTCTGCTAAGACTCGTGCT